ATAGTCCTTTAAATTTCGGTATGATACCAGGTATAGGTCAAGCTATGGGAATGGGTCCATTTGGAGGTAATATGTTTGGCTCTATGAGTGCGCATAAATGGGTTGCAGATCAAGTAAGAAAACAAAGACAAGGCGCAGGAGCAGCTCAAAATGTGGCTATGAATATTGCGACTCCTGACGCTAATAGTGTAGGTGCTACTGGTTTTAGTTCAATGGGTGGAGAAATGTATGCTGATCCATCAGCTCAATTAGCTACAGGAAATGCACCTAATAATACAATTACTGCAGGTATGGCTATAGGTAATGCTCCAATTGCTACAGTAGGAGGTTTTAATCCTGCAGCAAGTGCAGCAGCAGAAGGTATTTATGGAACTGAAGTAGATAGAGCTACATCAGTAAGTCCAAAAAAATTAATCACTTTATAAATAATAATTATGTCAAAACACAATCACACACACGATCCTCACGCAGAAAAAATGGGGAAAGGAAAAGTAGGTATAGTTGGTGAATCACATATATGGGACGGTCCTTTAAGCCAAGTAGGTAGACTACATGGTGAGGGTTCAAGTTCTGGAATTATGGGTATGAAACTTAAATTAGGTGGAGTACCGTTTGTAGGTGGACCAATAACTCAAAACGCGAAAGAATATAAATAATAATAACACTTAAACAAAATGGCAAACAATCAACCAACTAATGCTGTAATAGTTATTCCTGATGATTCAATTAATATTCCTAATCCAGGAATTATTATAAGTGGAACTAATACAGGAGCAGGAACAACTTTAACAGATGTAGGTAAAGGATTTACCAATGCAGAAACAAATCCAAAAGGTTTTAATATAAACGGAGGAGATGTTGTATATGATAGCACTGGGACAATAGCAGAAATAAGAGATGTTATAAATTCAAGTGATATAGCATTATTATCAGCTATAGCAGCCGGAACTTATGATATTTATAAAGGTAATCAACAGTTTCAATCTCCGGGATATAGTTTATTTGTAGGTACTGCAGGAGATGTAAGAGTATTAACTGTAGGAGGTGAAACAGTTACTTTATCTAATGTAGCTAATGCTTCATTTATACCATTACAAGTACAACGAGTATACGCAACAGGAACTACTGCTGCGGATATTATAGCAATGATATAACATGGCACCAACTATACTTGGAAATGCAAATGCAATACTCGCTATACCTAATGAACCGGGAACAGGCGGAGGTCCTATAACCAACTTTATTATATTAGAAAATGGAGTTGATCTTATGTTAACAGAAAATAACGCTGATTTAATGATCAGAGAATAAAATATAAAATGGCAAATATAAAATTTTCACAATTTACAGCAGAAACCGACATAGCAAATTTTGATGATATAGTTGGATATGCAGGCGCGGTTAATCAAAGAATTACACCAGCTAATTTAGCTTCGAGTTTAGTCACCTTATCAGGTGGACCTTATTTACCACTTGCTGGTGGAACAATGACAGGAGTTTCAGGAGTAAATGTACCTGATGATTTTAAATGGAACTTTGGAAATTCTCAAGAATTAGAAATTTATAACGACAATTTCAATACTTCATACATAGTTCATAATGCTCCTCAAGATTTCCGCCTAACAACAACTGGAACTGGATATATAAAACTAATGTTTAATCTGGCCTCTATGATTGATTGTGCACCTGGTGATAAAGTTGTTCTTTTCTTTAATGGAACTAGGAAAATTGAGACAACAAATACAGGTGTTGATATTCTTGGTGGTATAACTAGAACTGATGGTGCAAGAGTAATGCAGGAATATGTATGGACAGCTGGTAATCCAGTAGCTTATACCAACTGGACAAATGGTGTATTTAGTAATTTACCTTTTGATCCTACACCAACAGTTGATGTTACAGATTGTAATGTAGCTAATTACGGATGGGTATGTACAAATGCTGCGGGCGGTACAGCTGGTCAAGAAGCTACATTTACTTTAGGCGCTGCAGGTGCAGGTACATGGAGAATAAAAGTATTAGCGAATTGGTTTGACCAAACTGCTAATGTAGTAACAGAAGGAAGATTAAATATAAATGGAACAAGTTACGAGGTAATTGCTGAAGCTGCCGTAGAATCTACAACAGATAAAATCTATTATGGAGAAAAAATAGTAACTTTAGCTGCAGGAGATACAGTACAATTTGGTATGATTTTTTCAGGTGGAGGAGTAAGTCCTTTCCCATCTGCAGGAACCACAGGTAATACACCAAATGCGATATATTTCGAAAAAATATTATAAATTAAACAACAACAATAACAATAACAACAACAATCATGGCTTATAATCAAAACAATCCATTACCTAGATTAAATTCAGCTTTAAGAAGAGAAAAAGCAGAAAGAAAATCAGGTATATCAAGAAAGTCATCTCCTATCAACAATGCTAGTCAATATGGTATTCATGGTGTAGATGAACTAAAATACATGCCTATTATAGATGATATGCATAGAAAACAAGATTCTCCAGCTCATTTAGATGCAGAAGAAAAATACCCTGCTATAGATGATATTACTCAAGACGATGGCAAAGCTGATCATTCAAAACAAAAATTGATGGACCAAAATAAAGGTCTATCTAGACATGGTTCAATGAAAGGTGATCAATCTGCTACTCATAAAGATTATGCTCATTATAAAGGAACTGATCCAGGTTATCATGGACACGATGGTGAATCTCACGGAGATCAATCAGCAACCCATAGAGATTACTTACATGGAAACGCAGGAGTATCAAGAAAATCTTCTCCATTAAATGAAGATTATTGCGCAAAATCTGCTGGTAAAGGTGGATGTGTAAAACAAGAAGGAGGAAGCTGGAGAGTAATTAGTAATAAAACAGGTAAACTTTGGGATGCTAAGTATAGTTCAAAATCAGATGCTGAAGCAGCTTTAAGAGCTTATCACGCAGGTTAAAAATTAATAAAATGGGACACAAAGGACATTATGGAGAATATACTGGTAATGCCAGACACTCCAGAGGACATCACCACATGGTTAATTCATGGGAAGAAGAAGATGTAAAAAGAGGTAGAAAATTATATCACGAAGGTCATAAAGGTCATGCGGAAGCATTATTTGATGACGCTCACGATAGTTATAATTGGCATCCTGGTATGGATACTCATGCAGAACATCATAGAGGTATGAGCAGACATACTAGAGCTCACAAACTAAGACAAAAGGCTCTGAAAATATCCGAAGCTACTGGAGCAGAAAGAGGAGATGAATATGATTATGAAAATCCAGAAGTAATGAAACTTTTACAAAAAGCTAATAAACTAGATAAAAGAAGCGGAAGAAAGAAAAAAGATACTGATCCTAATAAAATGATGTAATGAGTTTAATTAGAACTAGATTTATGAAAAATCCTTTTACTGTAGGATTTCACAATAAATCTCCTTTATCACATTCTTCTCCATTAAATCAATATAGAAGTTCAACGCCTCAATCATTTGATCTTCCTACATTAGGTAAAAGTTATACTAATCCAGAAATGGTAGATAACACAGAACTTTTAAATGAAGAAATGAAAATAGGTGAATCTATTATAGATGCTGGTTTAGTTGTAGCTGAAGCTGCTGGTGAAGCTGTAGAAAGAAAAAGAGAGAAAGAGCAAAAAGAATTAGATAGAGAGAAAGAAATTGAAGAAGGTTTAAAGAAAATTAAAAAAGGTACTGTAGCTCATCAAGCTTTAGATCCGGAGGGATATGAAAGTTATAATAATGCTATGACTGAGTTAGAAAAAGAAAGAGAGATAGAAGCAAAAGAAAAAGCTCGAGAAGATACATTAAAAGCATATGGAGTACCAGATTTTTCAAATTTAACCGGTACTACTGCTGATTTACATAATTCTTTAAATAAAGAAGAAACTGAAGAAGAGTGGCTAGCTAAAGATAAAAAGAAACACCCATGGGATTACCACTTAGGTTTTCCTGTAGTTGGTGGAAATTAAAACAGTCATGGATCTGTATAAAACCAATAACAACAACAATAACAATAACATTTAAAACAAAAAATCATGGCAAAATTTATTTCTATGGAAGTCGTTGGTAATGCTAACGATTTTGAAAATGGACAACAATTGCTTAACGTTAATCAGATTACAGGTGTACAACAATCTGCTGATCAAACGGTAGAGGTTTTCCTTGCAGGAGGAACACCAGGTGATAAAGTTACTATTACTTTATCTACTTCTACTTCAGGTGCTGTTAATCCAGTTATGACTGCTAACCTAGGAGCTAATGCTATTAACCGTGCGTTAACTGCAAATCCAGGTGGTGTAAAAGCTACTGTACAATGGGGGCAAGATGATAATGGAGATCAAATGTATGTACATAACGTAGCATTTGCTTAATGGCATCGCAAGGTTTAGGCGATAAGATTGAAAAATTTACAAAAGCAACGGGCATCAAAGCTGCTGTTGATGGAATATCAAGAGTAACTGGTGTCCCTTGCGGATGTAATAAAAGAAAATCTGTTTTAAATAAAATGTTTCCTTCTCGAAGATGATAGAGTTTAAAGAAAATAAGGGATTTAAAATTAAACGTCCTTATGATATAGATAATACTCCTGTTTATCATGCTGATTTAGAGGAAGGATGTTTAGGTAAAGGTAATAAAAATGGTACTATACTTGTATCTCAAAATATAACTGATCCAGAAGAAAGAGAAAGTATAGTTGATCATGAAAAAGTACATATAGACCAAATAAAAAGAGGTGATTTAGATTATGACGATGATTGCGTTTGGTGGAAAGGTAAATGTTGGCCTAGATCTGAAATGGACGAAGGTAATCCAAATTTACCATGGGAAAAAGAAGCTTATAGTAAAACTGATCCTTACGAAAAATATTAACCATGGCATATACACAAAAAAATAATCCTTTGCCTAGAAAAAGTAGTCCACTTAATTTTGGACCAAGAGGGATGCAAAAAATATTAGATACTGCACGAGGACTTCATAATAAACTCGCTGCAGATCCTTACGTAGATTTAAGTTATAATCCACGTAAAACAATAAGTAGTACTTTTTTAAGAGATGATAAAGGCAATCCTATAGTAGATGAAAATCTGATGGCTAATCATCAAGATTATGAAGGTCAATATGGTGGTCTAATTAATTTTGGTTCTTCACAAGCTCCACATTTTCTTGACGCTAAAAGTTGGAGAGATGGTGATAGGTATGTTAACCAACCTTATTTACATAGAACTTTATCTTTTGATCCAGAAAAAGGATATTCAGCTAGACCATTAGATATTTATTATGATAAGTCTGGTGAACCTGTGGTTGATGAGCAAGGCTATGAAAGATATACAACTCCAAATTCAGGTTTTGCAACTATAGGTAATATGGGTTCTGGAATGTATAGTAATTACGGAAATATAGCTCCAGGTTTAGATTTAGCAAAGGATAGAAAATTTGATTTATCAAATACAAAAGATAGAGAAGAGTTTGAAAAGTATAGAGATCAAATGTATGAAAATCAACAAAACATGCTTCAATATGCTAACGCTATGTATGCGCTTGGGGAAGAAGGAAGATATTCACAATATAGACCAGATGAAAGACGCGGATATACTGAAGATCCTCTTTATGACCGTGTAGACCCTAGAAGTGGAAAAACAAGGCATGAAGAAAATCTAGAGAAACTATATAATAGACAATTTTCTACAGCTCCAAATAATCCGGGAATGATTGGCGCACCGGGTTCCGATGAAAGAGCTAGAGTCCTTGAATTTCTTAATAACCAAAACTTTAATATTAAGTAATGAGTAAAAAGAAATTTAAAGAAACAACCGTTGGACAATTATTGTTTGGCGCTGCATCTGTAATAAATCCTACATTAGGAAATGTATTACAAGGTGTAACATCACCAAAAGAAGCAATAGAAGCTATAACTAAAGCTGATGCTCCAGCAGAAGATAAAATAAAACTACAACAAATAATATACGAACAACAGACTAAAGAAATTGAAGCTATAACTTCACGTTGGGAAGCTGATTCTATGTCTGACTCGTGGATGTCAAAAAACGTACGTCCATTAGTATTAGTATGGTGCATTGTTGTATTTTCTTTTGCAGGTATATTAGATAGTGTAGAAACTATACCTTTTCATATAAATGAATTATGGAATGATACTTTTGAGAAGGTTATGATGGCGGTCGTGTTAGCCTATTTTGGCGGACGAACGACAGAAAAGGCTAGTAGTATATTCAAAAAGTAAAAATCCTTATTTATAAGTGATAATATAAATAGAATTAAATTAAATTAAATATTATGAAAAAATTATTATTATGTATAGTAATGCTATTTAGTATTACTATGAATAGTCATGACTTACATGAAAATCTTTCTGGAGTATGGTCTAGTGATGAAACTAGTTACTATGTAGTTATTTTATATAATGAAGATGAAGGATACAAATTTGTAAACTTTTCTCTTTATGAACAAGATACAGTAGAAGAGCAGGTTATTGAAGTAACAGATAACTATGTAAAAACTAAACTTATTAATCCAGATAATGATTGGGAAGTGTTTATAACTTACTCATATGAAAATGACACATTAATGTGCACGTTTGAAGGAGATAGTAATCACAGCACATTGTATAAAAAACACTGGATAGTAACAAATTAAATTAAATAAAATGGAAGTAAAAAAAATAACACAAGAAGAGTTAGATAATATTACTAAATTACAAACTGAAATAGCACAATTATTACAAGATATAGGTGTTAATGAAGCAGAAAAACACGCGATGCTACATAAAATTGCAGGTGTTAATACGAAACAAGAAGATGTTAAAAAAGAACTAGAAAAAAAATATGGTCCTATTAACATTAATTTAGAAAATGGAGAATATACTGTAATTGAAAAACAAAATGGATAGCGTAATAAGAAAAATTAGTATTGGTGCTGATTATAAAAATGAAGCTATGCATTATTCTATAGGTCAGCAAGTATACGGTGGGCATGAAATATCTCATATTTTATTTGATAATAAAGATAATTCATATAATATTTATATAAAGAAAAACAACGAGGTATTACCATGGAAGAAATTTAATTCTAACATGGCAATAGCTGTTGAATATGATTTAGAATATTAATGAATAGTTTATACGAGTTTATTATTGAACCACTAGGGGATAGATATGCTAATAACAAAAAAATAGGTGAAAAAAATTTAATATTAAATACTAAAATTGAATCCTGGAAATTTGTTAACCGATATGCTAAAGTTTTAGAAGTACCACTAGCAATTAAAACACCTATTAAAAAAGGTGCTATTGTTGTGGTACATCAAAATATTTTTAGAAGATTTTATACTATGCAAGGAAAACAAAGCAATAGTAGATCTTATTTTAAAGATAACATGTATTTTGCCGGTATAGATCAAATATATCTTTATAAAAACAAAGATAAATGGAAATCTTTTGGAGATAGATGTTTTATTAAACCTTTAAAAAATTCTAATAATATAGATATAGCTAGAGAAGAACCTAACACTGGAGTATTAAAAATTGGTAATGATAAGCTAACTAATTTAGATATACATGTAGAAGATGTTATAGGGTTTAGACCTGGCGGAGAGTGGGAGTTTATTATAGATGATGAGCGCCTTTATTGTATGAAATCAAATGATATTGTAATTAAGTATGGAAACGAAAAAAATAAAGAAGAATATAATCCAAGCTGGACGAATAGCAGTTGATGAATTAATTAAAGTTGCTAAAGAACCTATTATTGATTTTGGTCCAGATATATCAGCAGATAGACTTAAAAATGCTGCAGCAACTAAAAAGTTAGCTATATTTGATGCGTTTGAAATACTAGCTAAAATTAATGAAGAAGAAAATATTATTGAAGGTAAAGTAGAAGAAGAAACTAAAAAACCTAAAGAATTTAAAGGTTTTGCAGAAGGGAGGTCTAAATAATGTACGAACAAACTCTTTTTAAAATATTACCTGATTATATAAAACCTAAAATACTTAAAAAAAATAATAAGTATAAAAAATGGGAGTATGGATATAATCCTGAACATGATATAGTTATTATAAGTAAAACTGGTAAAATAGGTGATATATATGAAATACAAAATTTAAAAATAGCATTACCTTTAGAAGAAGATGTTATAACTTTTAAATCTAATAGTTGGGAATATACTGAAATCCCTAAAGAATTAGGTAGAATTAAAACTATATTTGATTGGGAAGAATATCCTTTAGATTTTAAAGAAACATGGTATGATTTTATTGATAAAGAATTCAATAGAAGAGAAAAAGGATTTTGGTTTTATAATAATAATAAACCAACTTATTTAACTGGTACTCATTACATGTATTTACAATGGAGTAAAATTGATGTAGGTAAACCAGACTTTAGAGAAGCTAATAGATTATTTTTTATATTTTGGGAAGCTTGTAAAGCAGATCAAAGATGTTACGGTATGTGTTACCTTAAAAACAGAAGATCTGGATTTTCATTTATGGCTTCAGGAGAAACAGTTAATTTAGCTACTATTTCTTCAGATTCAAGATATGGAGTATTATCTAAATCAGGACCTGATGCTAAAACAATGTTTACAGATAAAATAGTTCCTATTTCTGTAAATTATCCTTTTTTCTTCAAACCTATACAGGACGGTATGGACCGACCTAAAACAGAATTAGCATATAGAGTACCAGCTAGTAAGTTTACAAGACGTAAATTAACCGCTAATACTCAAGCTCCAGAGCTTCAAGGATTAGATACAACAATTGATTGGAAAAATACTGGAGATAATAGTTATGATGGTGAAAAATTAAAACTATTAGTACATGATGAATCAGGTAAATGGGAAAAACCAAATAATATATTAAATAACTGGAGAGTTACAAAAACCACATTAAGATTAGGTAGTAGAATAATTGGTAAATGTATGATGGGTTCTACTTGTAACGCTTTAGATAAAGGAGGTAACAACTTTAAAAAATTATATTATGATTCGGATGTCACGCAAAGAAACCGCAATGGACAGACTCGCTCAGGATTATATAGTTTGTTCATACCTATGGAATGGAATTACGAAGGATACATTGATTCTTATGGCGTACCTGTATTCGATACACCGAAAGATTTAGTTAAAGGACCAGATGGAGTACCTATAACATTAGGAGTTATTGATTATTGGCAAAACGAAGTTGATGGATTAAAAGAAGATCAAGACGCTTTAAATGAATTTTATAGACAATTCCCAAGAACAGAAGAACATGCTTTTAGAGATGAAGCAAAATCTTCATTATTTAATTTGACAAAAATATACGAGCAAATTGATTGGAATTCTGATATAAAAAACACAAATATTATAACACAAGGAAATTTCCAATGGATAGGAGGTATAAAAGATACTGAAGTAGTATTTTCTCCTAGTAAAACTGGAAGATTTTTTGTGTCGTGGGTTCCACCTAGAAGATTACAAAATAATGTAATATTTAAAATGGGTAAGAAATATCCAGGTAATGAAACATTAGGAGCATTTGGATGTGACCCATATGATATATCAGGAACTGTAGATGGAAGAGGATCTAATGGTTCTTTACATGGTTTAACTAAATTTAGCATGGAAGATGTTCCACCTAATCATTTCTTTTTAGAATATATAGCTAGACCACAAACAGCAGAAATATTTTTTGAAGACGTATTAATGGCATGCATATTTTATGGAATGCCTATATTAATTGAAAATAATAAACCTAGAATACTTTATCATTTTAAACGTAGAGGTTATAGAGGTTTTTCAATGAATAGACCAGACAAAATATATAATAAGTTGTCTGTAACAGAAAGAGAAATAGGTGGCATACCTAATTCAAGTGAAGATATAAAACAAGCACACGCAGCTGCTATTGAAAGTTATATTGAAAGTTATGTAGGTAGAAGAGAAGATAATACTTATGGAGACGTATATTTTCAAAGAACATTAGAAGATTGGGCCAAGTTTGACATTAATAATAGAACATCACATGATGCTTCTATTAGTACAGGACTAGCAATAATGGCTTGTAATAAAAATAAATACAGACCTAATCCTAAACTTGTATTAAAAAATTATGATTTAGGAATTAAAAAATATGATAACAAAGGTCAATTATCAAAAATTATAGATTAAATGAAAAGTATATATAGTAACGGTAGTAGTATTTTTCCTAGCCAAGTGGTTAGTGACGCTGAGAAATCATCATTGGAATATGGTATGCAAGTTGCACAAGCTATAGAACAAGAGTGGTTTTTATTAGGAAGAACTAACGGAAATAGATATTTAACTACTTGGAATAATTACAATAGATTAAGATTATATGCAAGAGGAGAACAACCTACTCAAAAATATAAAGATGAATTATCTATTAATGGAGATTTATCATATCTTAATTTAGATTGGAAACCAGTACCGATTATTAGTAAATTTGTAGATATATTAGCTAATGGAATTTCTAATAAAGATTATGACATTAATGCTTATGCTCAAGATCCAGGAGCTTTACAAAAAAGAACCAATTATGCTGAAAGTCTAGCACAAGATATTTTTGCTAGAGATACAATGAAACAAATTACTGCTAAACTAGGTAGTAATTTATTTAATACAGAAATACCTGAAGAACAATTACCTCAAACTCCAGAAGAATTAGAACTACATATGCAGTTAAGTTATAAACAAGCTGTAGAAATTGCTGAAGAAGAAGTTATAAATCAGGTTTTAGATTATAATAAATGGGATTTAATTAGACGTAGAGTAAATTATGATTTAGTTACATGTGGTATTGGTGCAGTTAAAACAGATTTTAATTTAGCAAATGGAGTTACTATAGATTATGTAGATCCTGCTATGTTAATATATTCTTATACAGAAGATCCAAATTTTGAAGATTTATATTATATAGGTGAATTAAAAGCTGTAACTTTACCAGAAATAGCTAAACAATTTCCTAATTTATCTGATGCAGAATTAGAGAAAATTCAAGAATATCAAGGAAATAAAAGTTATTTATATGGTTATGGTAATGGTCCATGGGATCAAAATACTATTCCTGTAATGTATTTTGAATATAAAACATATAGTGATCAAGTATTTAAAATAAAAGAAACTGAACAAGGTTTAGTAAAAGCTATAGAAAAACCAGATACCTTTAATCCTCCACAAACCGAAATGTTTGAAAGAGTAGGAAGAACAATAGAAGTATTATATAAAGGTGTAAAAGTTTTAGGTACAGACATTATGCTTAAATGGGAGTTAGCAGAAAATATGACTAGACCTTTTGCGGATACTACTAAAGTTGAAATGAATTATGCTTTATGTGCTCCACGAATGTATAAAGGAAGAATTAATTCAATTGTAAGTAGAATTACAGGGTTTGCTGATATGATTCAAATAACTCATTTAAAACTACAACAAGTTATAGCTAGAATGGTACCAGATGGTGTATTCTTAGACATGGACGGACTAGCCGAAGTTGATTTAGGTAATGGTACTAATTATAATCCAGCTGAAGCTTTAAACATGTATTTCCAAACTGGTTCGGTAGTTGGTAGATCTTTAACTCAAGACGGAGAATTAAATAGAGGAAAAATACCAGTTCAAGAATTAGCTAGTGGATCAGGTCAAGCAAAAGTACAAAATTTAATTCAAACATATAATTATTATTTGCAAATGATAAGAGATGTGACCGGATTAAATGAAGCTAGAGATGGAAGTTTAGCTGATAAAGATACTTTAGTAGGATTACAAAAAATAGCTGCACAAGCTTCTAATATAGCAACCAAACATATTAATAATGCTAGTTTATATTTAACATTAAGAGTTTGTGAAAATATATCTAAAAAAGTAAATGATATGTTAGATTATCCTTTAACGGCTAATGCTTTAAAGAATAGTATAACAGCTTTTAATACTGCTACATTAGATGGATTACAAGAAATTAATTTACATGATTTTGGAATTTATTTGGATTTAGAGCCAGATGAAGAAGAAAAACAAAGATTAGAAGAAAATATTCAAGTTGCTCTTTCTAGTGGTGGTATTGATTTAGAAGATGCAATTGAAGTACGTCAAATACGTAATTTAAAATTAGCTAATCAAATGCTAAAACAAAAACGTAGACGTAAAATGCAGCATGATAGACAAATGCAAATGGAAATGAATCAGCAACAAGCTCAAGCAAATGCCGATGCGGCACAGCAAGCAGCTGAATCAGAAGTACAAAAACAACAAGCTTTAACAGCAGAAAAAGTTAGTTTAGAAGAAGCGAAATCTCAGTTTGAAATTCAAAGAATGCAAACAGAAGCTCAAATTAAAAGAGAATTAATGGCTGAAGAATTTAACTATCAAATGCAGTTAGAGCAAATGAAAGGAAATAGAGAAATACAAAGAGAACAAGAAATTGAAGATCGTAAAGATAACAGAACAAGAATAGCTGGAACACAACAAAGTCAAATGATTTCTCAACGTCAAAACAATGAGATGCCTAAAGATTTTGAAAATGATCCACAATTAATGAATCAACCAGTTATTTAATATTAACTATTTAATTATATTATATTATGTCAGATGAAGTAAAACAAGAGGGTGACTTTAAAATAAAGTCTAAACCTAAGCGTAAAGCTAAAAATTTAGGTGATTCAAAAGATGAACCAGTAAAAGTAGATTTCACAAAACCTGAAGCACAAGGAGAAGTAATTCCTGAAGTTGCTAAAATGGATTTAACTAAACAACCAGAAAAAGATGCCGTTCAAACACAAAAGACAGATGGTGGCGATGCTTCTATCGAAGAACCCAAAGACAGTAGCGACAGCAAAGGAATGGCTGAAGAAGTACGGGACACCAAGCAAGAAGTAGAAACTCCAATTACAGAAATAATTGAAGAAATTACTGAAGATACTAAACCAGTTGACAATATGGTTACTGATGAAGTATCTATGCCAGAAAGAGTATTACCAGAAAACATTGACAAACTGGTAAAATTTATGGAAGAAACTGGTGGAACTGTAGAAGATTATGTACATTTAAATAAAGATTATAGTACATTAGATAATGATCAGTTGTTACGTGAACACTTAAGACAAACTAAACCTCATCTTGATTCAGAAGATATAAGTCTTATTTTAGAAGACTTTACTTATGAAGAAGATATAGATGATCCAAAAGAAATACGTAGAAAAAAACTAGCTTATAAAGAAGCAGTTGCAAAAGCGAAACAGGATTTAGAAAATAAAAAATCTCAGTATTATGCTGAAATTAAAAATCGTCCTGGAGTAACTCAAGAACAGCAAAAAGCTACAGATTTTTTCAACCGTTATAATAAACAGCAAGAAACTATAAAGCAATCACAAGAGCTTTTCCAAAAACGTACTAACGACTTATTTACCTCAGAATTCAAAGGTTTTGATTATTCAGTTGGGGATAAAAAGTTTAGGTATAAGGTAAAAGATCCTGTGAAAGTAGCTGAAAGTCAATCTAATATTGAAAACTTTGTAAAGAAATATCTAGACAAAGATGGAAATATTAGTGACGCTGCAGGTTATCATAAAGCTTTATATGCTGCGATGAATGCTGATAAACTAGCCTCTCATTTTTATGAGCAAGGTAGAGCCGATGGAGTAAAAGACATCGTAAAAAAATCTAAAAATCCAGCAAACGAAGCACCAAGGCAGGTTGCCAGCGGAGACGTTTTCGTGGGGGGACTACAGGTAAAAGCTATTAGTGGAGCAGATTCATCAAAATTGAAAATCAAAAGAAGAACATTTAACAATTAAAATTTAGAAAAATGGCTTTAACCCCACAATTTGGTACTATTGTACCAAGTCAAGTACAGGAAATTCTAAATTCTAACTATTTACAGTGGACAGACGCTGGTGCTGCTAACTTTGCGGATTTTGCACAGCAGTATTTACCAGAAATCTACGAAGCTGAAGTTGAAAGATATGGTAACAGAACTTTATCTGGATTCTTAAGAATGGTTGGAGCTGAACTTCCTATGACAAGTGACCAAGTAATCTGGTCTGAACAAAATAGATTACACATTGCTTATGACGATTGTACGCAAACAGGTGCTGGTAATACAATTAATGTAAACCCAGGTGCTGCTGCAAACATTCAAAACGTTGTGTCTCCAAGATCTACTATCGTAGTAATGGATGACTTTGGTAACGAAGTAAAATGTTTAGTAACAGCTTCAAACACTGCTACATTCGTTCTAACTGTTGAACCTTATACTGCTGCAAGTTTAGCTACAGCTGGTATTGTCGGAAATGTAAAGATTTTCGTTTATGGTTCTGAATATCAAAAAGGATCTGTAACTCCTAACGCTCCAGGTGCTCCTGGTGCTGTAACAGGAACACAGTATATCAGTGTTGATCCTTCTTTTACTCAATTTAATAACAACCCTATCATAATCAGAAACAAATATGTTGTTAATGGTTCTGATATGGCTCAGATTGGTTGGGTAGAAGTTGCTACTGAAGACGGTACAGGTGGATACCTTTGGTATCTTAAAGCTGAGTCTGAAACAAGACTTAGATTTGAGGATTACCTAGAAATGGTATGTGTAGAAGGTGAATTAGTTGATGCAGCTGTTTCTCCTATCGCTACTGGTATTGGAACTCAAGGTTTATTTGCTTCTATTGAAGATAGAGGTAACGTAATGGTTGGTTTCTCTGCTGCTACAGGTATCGGTGATTTTGATGACATCCTAAGAAACTTAGATACTCAGGGTGCTATTGAAGAGAACATGTTATTCTTAGACAGACAAACTGCTTTAGATTTTGATGATATGCTTGCTAGCATTTCTTCAGGAGCTGCAGGTGGTACTGCTTTTGGATTATTTGAAAACTCAGAAGAAATGGCTTTAAACTTAGGTTTCAGCGGTTTCAGAAGAGGTTCTTATGACTTCTATAAAACAGATTGGAAATACTTAAACGATGCTTCGACTCGTGGTGGTATGACTGGTCCTGCTTCTATTGAAGGAGTATTAATTCCAGCTGGTACTACAACTGTTTATGATCAAATTTTAGGAACTAACATCCGTAGACCTTTCTTACACGTAAGATATAGAGCGTCTCAAGGTGATGATAGAAGAATGAAATCTTGGTTAACAGGTTCTGCTGGTGGTGCGTTTACTAGTGATCTTGATGCAATGGAAGTTAACTTCCTTTCAGAAAGATGTTTAGTAACTCAAGCTGCTAACAACTTTGTATTATTCAAAGGAGTGTAACTATATAAAGGTTGGGGCGTCAAAAAGCTTATGCTCAAAAAGGCGCCCATATACCTTTTTAACTATTTAATTATATTATATTATGGCAAAAAAGAAAAAAGAAGAAGTGGTAGTTGAAGAAACTCCACAAGTAGAAGTTGCGGTTGCGGCTCCGGCTCCAGCTCCTGCAACAATAAAACCAGTAAAAAAAGACTGGGAAATAAAAAATAGAACTTATATACTAACAGGTAATAAGGAACCATTAACATTTACTATTCCAAGTAAACATACTAGAAGACATCCTCTTTTATGGTTTGATACAAAAACTAATACTCAAAGAGAATTAAGATATGCGACTAATATGAATTCACCATTTGTAGATGAACAAAAAGGTGAAGTAACTTTAGGACATATTACTTTTAGAGATGGTACATTACATGTTCCAAAAGAAAATGTAGCATTACAAAAACTTCTTTCTGTATATCATCCGATGAAGGATAAAAGATATAAAGAACACATCCCAACTAAAATAGCTGAAAATCAGTTAGAAATGATTGAATGGGAAATTGAAGCTTTAAATGTTGCTAGAAACATGGATATTGATATAGCAGAAGCTATTGTAA